CTGATTTATTAATTGTTGATTGTTCTCCGATCTTGTACCCTACATTGTTAGGTATGCTTTGTAGTAATAATGGAGAATCAAATGGTGTAGGCTTAGTTCCTGTATCGTGGTCTTTAATTTTCTTACAATGCAGCTCTGTATATATCCACCTGCTATCGTGCTGTGTTAGTCTATGTATAGTATAGAAGTCATCTGTTCTGTTTCCAAAAACATTCCCACCCTCAACATCTGACATAGCAAGAGGTAAAGGATGTCCTGAAAATTCGTGATTAGCTGGGTATCTTTTTCTAAAGGCCTCAGTAACCGAGTGCATAATTAACCACAGACCTACATCATATTTCTTGACAAATATTCTAAAGTCAGTCATACACTCGTATAGATATTCATAAGCATTACTGTATTTCATCATACCTTTATTCTTTTTTAAGCTGTTGATTGGATCAATAATCAAGCAGTCAAATTTGTATTGTGGGTACACAACCTCACATAAAGATAGTAAATCTAAGTAATCATAGTTCTTTTCGCAGTCAATAAATTTAAAATGCTCAAACACAAACTGTGAATGTTTGTCTAATTCTTCTTCTGATATTTTATTTATAGGCTTTGCAGCTTTGAACTCTATGAGCTTTCTTATAAGAGAGTAAGGCTCATTCTCAGAACTAAACACCAGGAACTTTACTTTATGCTTCATTGCAAAGAGTAACATAAAATAAATAATGATTGAGGTCTTACCTACGTTTGCGTGTCCTGCAAAACAAGTAACATTTCTTTTGAAACGAATAACATTGTCTATCTCATCTATCCCTAACTTTGGAGCTTCTTTGAGTATGCCTTTTCGTATCTTATCAACCTTATCAAGTTCGTCTCCAAAGTTTATTAACATTATTCTTTCTGTAGTTTTTCTAATTCAAATTTTAAATGATGTATTGCTTTTTCTAAACATCTATTAGGTGATTTATGTTTTCTATATGCTCTAAGTATATAGGTACAAGCAGTTCCTAAATTATAATTAAGGTCAAAGTTTTCTACAACCTCACGAGCTGTATATCCATTTCTACCATTATAATATTCAGGAGTTTTAATTTTAGAATGGTAAGTCATTCGCTAACTGTTTGTCATCTTTAGGTACAGCATAACTTTCTCTACCTTTATTCTGATCTTGTAGAGTAACCTCATTGTTATATTGTATTTTCCATCCTTGAATAGAGTTAAAGTATTTCACCTGACCTTTGTCATTTGTCCATTCTCTACCTCTCAGATTTATAAACACTTTTATATTATCACCTGTGTTAAAAGCATCAAGTAAACTACATTTATCTTTGACAAATTCCACTAATATATTTTGTGGGTATTGGTCTTTTGTGATTAGGACTAGCTCTCTTTTTGTAAAGCCTTTTGCACCAAATTCTTGGGTTTGTCCTATTTGTTTTATTGTTCCTGTTATTTCCATATTATTTATCTATTATTTTAAAGTACATATTTGTTAATTGTTCAACCTCATCTACACTTATGTTTCCAGCTATATATGCTTGTGATGCTTCTTTAAAAGCAACCTGAAGTAATATACTTCTGCCTGTATCTAATCTTGCTTGATATTTATTGACATCCTTTTTTTCAAAATTATCATACATAGGTTTTTTCTTATCTTGCTTGGAAAGTACGATTTTATAATCGCCATTCTTTTGAGCTACATAATCGTATTCTATGTAATCTCCTTTTGTAACATTTAATTTACTTGTGTAAAGTAAACCTGTGTGTTTTGTAGTAGTAAGTTGATAGGTGTATATATCTTTGTTATCTCCAAAAGGTCTCCTATCAGTTTTAAATATTTCTTTTATTTCAGCTTTGTAATTCATTGTTTTATTTTTAAATGTTCTTGTAATTGTCTATCGTTAGTAATTTTGTTTTTGTTCATAACTAATCTGACTTTTATTTCTAAGTCTTTATTTTCTCTTTTAAGGTCGTTGTACAACTTTACTAAAGTATTTACTTTCTTACCTAAAAGTTCTATTCTATTGTTTAGTTCGTCTATGTTAGGAGATACTTGCATACTTTTTATTATTTAATTTTATGATAGTATCTACTTCTTTTGTATCAATAATACATTCTATATGTTGTATCATTGTCTGTTTGCTTATGCTACCTTGTGAGAAAAGTTCCAAACAAGTATTTAATAATTTCAATTCTGTTTTATTCATAATGTTTTGTTTTTAAATTAATCCGTTTTCAAAAAGATATCTTTGGTCATAAAATTCAAAACCTGGATTTCTTTTTTCTTGTAATGCTTGTTGTTTTGTTTTAACTTCAACACAGAATCCTGTTTCCTTACATACTACCATATAAGGTAAATCATCTCCACTTGTTATATAAAATGTAAAATCTTTAGGGTCTAAATCTACCCAGTCTTTTGTGTTATCTTTTAAGTTACTCATAATGTTTTGCTTTTAATAATTTGTAAGTTAATGATAAATTGTTAATAAAACAAAAAAAAGGGAGTAAATTAATGCTCCCCTTTTAAAAACAAAACGCTTACCGAAGTTGGTAAGAACTCACAAATGTAGTCTTTTATTTTCTTTTTCTAAAAGGTTTTTATATTTTTCTACCATTTCTTCTAGATCACTAATAGAATACTTCACTGTTTTCCTTGATAGATTGTAGAGATGTTTAGGGAGGTCAGGTTTCTTTTTTTCTAGAGCTAGACTGTATTCATATTGTTTTCCGTATCTATACCTGTTGTCATATCTACTTTGTGGCCATACATTATCCTCGTGCCACCTGGTACTCATTTCTTTACGAGATATAAAATGACCTGCATCAACCTCGCTATAATGATATTTTTTTTTGGATGTTATGCAAGTAACAAAGCCTTTTTTGTCTGCATTTTTTTTTCGTATGTATTCTGAAAATATTCTGTCTAGTTTATTTATAAGACCTTTACGAGATATCTTTTTTGGCATATACAAATATATTCAAATACAAAAGAAAAGAAAGAAAAAGAGTAAAAAGAAAGAAAAGAAAAAGCCCCTAAGAAAAACAAAATATCTAAGTACCTGATCCAACTGCCGTCCATCTTTATTAGGTTGCAGAAGTTTAGCTATAAGCAAAGACAAATATATATAAATTTTTTTTATCTGCCTTGACCTCTATATCTCTTTAAATAATTCTTGCTTGATTTTACTTTACTACTTTTGTTTTTAGAGTGTACTCCTTTTCGCTTTCTGCTTTTAGACTTATATACCTCTACCTTTAGTTTACGAGCCATCTCTAGTTATAAAGTATGCTAAGCATCCAGTTAGGTATGCTAGTACAAAAAACAAAATAATGTGATACAAGTTTATATGAGCTTCACCACAAATTCCTAGTAAATGTTCTAAAGTTTCCATAGTTATTTTTTGAATATACTTGTTGCCTTTTCTGTAGTTCTACCACCAAAGTATGCTAATACTACTGCCATCATTACTTTTTCAAATGTATCATTCCATACATCGTTTATGTGAAATGGTATGCTATCAACACTATCCAATAAACCAGCAAATGAAAATATTACTATACACCATACTAAAACTAAAGGCCTTACATTTTGCGTGAGCCAACTACCTTTGGAATCTGCGACCCACCTAGTACTAATAGCCTCTATCTCTTTATTTTGTTGCTCGTATATAAGCTGTTGTAATCTAATTTTTTCTTGTGTAGGTATCTTAGCTTTACCTATCTCTGCTATTGCTTCTTTTGGTGATGTAACACCTTTTAACACATTACCAAGTGTAGGGTTAACTATACCTGCTGCTCCTAATAGTAGCTTACCTACAGTACTCTCTGCAAATTTTTTCTTTGGTTTACTCATTGCTTATTAATTTATATTCTTCTTTTGCGTTGTAAGACGGACATTCTTTTTTATCCGTGAAATCTTTATGGCCATATACTATAGCTGATGGGTGTGCTTCTTTCAAATCAACTAAAAGATTGTGTAGAGTTTCTGTTTGTTCAGGTGTTCTTGTATCTTTCCAGTCTTTCATATTTTTATCCATACCTCCAATATAACAAACACCTATGCTATCTCTATTATGACCCCCACAATGTGCACCTATTTTTTCAACAGGCCTACCCTCTTGTAAAGTGCCATCTAATTTTATTACATAGTGGTAACCACAGTCAGACCAACCATTACCTTTTACGTGCCATTCTCTTATATCATCAACATCAAAGTCTTTAAACTCAGGTGTAGCTGAACAATGTACTATGAGCTTGTTTATTTTTCTCATTATTTCTTAAATAGTATTGTGTTTATTCTACCTTGTATCTCCTCTAAGGGTACTTCTAACTTAAATGATAAACCTGCTGACCATTGTCCTTTAGGCTTACCATCTTTACCAATTAGAACTATAGTAGGTACTGATTTTATTTGTGCTTTAAAATCTGCTTTTTGTTCTTCTAAAAACACTTTCAATACTTTTGCGTTTCTAATTCTATCTAAATTATAATCGTTACTTGTATTCCATTTTGCGTTGATATGTAAAATAGTAACATCTTGACTGAAAGTATAACTGCTAACTAAAAGCGTTAGTATTAAAATTAATTTTTTCATCTTTTATAAACTTTGTCCTCTAATTCTTTTATTGATTCTTTATTGTCTAATATATCCTCTTTTAGACCATCCGTAGATTTTTCTATTGTAATTATTGTTGATCTTACAAGCTCGTCTTTAAGCTGAAATTCCATTTTTTTTACAAATTCCTCACCGCTTAATCCGTCAATTTTATTTTGTAAATCATTTATATCACCTTGCAAAGTAAACCACATACTTGCTAATGACAAAACACCTGCCACTATAATTCCTATTGTTTTAAGGTCAAGTGTTAATTTAGTATCTTCTGATAATTCTGTACTCATAATCTATAATTTATTCCGATTGAACTGTTGTATATTTCTGTGTCCCAAAACTTAGTGTATTCTCCCTCTAAGAATATGCCAA